CCTGCTATATTAACAGCAGTCAAGACCTTGCTACTAGGCTTAATAGACACAATAGTAGAAGTAACACCAGCATTAGTAGAAGGTTTATTAACTTTATTAGTAAAATTACTACAATCTATAGCTGACAAGACACCAGACTTTGTACAAGCAGGATTCGATATTTTAATTGGATTCTTGAAAGGCGTTAGAGATAATATTGGCGAGGTTGTTGAGGTAGCAATTGATATTGTAATCGAGTTCTTAGATGCTCTTGGTAAAAAATGGAAAGATGTAGTAGATGCTGGATTTGATCTAATAATTGATTTTATCAATGGTTTAGCTGACTCTGTTGAGAAAAATATGCCAAGACTTGTAGATGCTATATGGAATCTAGGTGAAGCTATTGTAAATGGGTTAAAGGATTCTATAGTATTATTAAAAGATAAAGCATGGACAGCGATTAAAGATATGGCTCAAGGCTTAATCGATTCGTTCAAAGAAAAACTCGGGATTGTAAAAGATGGATGTACAGTATTCAAAAATATGGCTGGAGATATTATTAATGGTTTAATTAATGGTATTAAAGAAGGACTTGGAAATCTTGTACAAAGTGGTAAAGACCTAGGTTCTAGTGTTCTTACTGGCATAAAAGATTTCTTAGGCATTAAATCACCTTCAAGAGTTATGCGCGATGAAGTAGGTCATTATATTGTAGAGGGTATTACAGAAGGCATTAAGAAAAATGATAGTGCCGAAGAAGCTGCTAAAAAGAAAGCTCAAAATATAGTAAGCGCATTCAAGACTGAATTTGATAAATTAGATCTTAAATCTACAACTCAAAATTTAGAGAAGGAATTATGGGATGCTTTCAATGGCCCAGTTGCAACAGATGCCGATATTCTAAGAAAAGAGATAGAGACTGTTAATAACAAGTCCGCTATTGCTTGGCAAAAAATGGATCTTGCACAAGGAGAATATCAAACTACATTGAAAGAATTCGGCGAATCTTCTGATAAGACACAAGAAGCATATAATAAATTATTACAACGAAGAATCGAATTCGTTACATTACAAAATGAACTTATCGATTTGAATAACCAGTTGGAAGCGGTATTAAATCCTGCCCCAGTCGATACTTCTGAAGATAGTAAAGAATTGGCAGATTTGGAATTGGAGTTATGGCAAAAGGTTAATGATAAGACTGCTACTGAAGCTGATAAAGCAATAGCAAATATAGCAACTCTTAACCAAAAGATTACTACACAAATTGGAGCCGTTCAGTTTGCTCAAGAAGAATATCAGAACGTTATGAAAGAGTTTGGTGAATCTTCTGAAGAAGCAAATATAATGTATAAAGAGTATTTACAGGAACAAATTGAGCTTGCCGATATGATGAATGAGTTGGCCGACCTTAAAGAATCTGCTAAAGAAATTGAGGGATATCGTAAGAATGATACATTAAAAGATTTAGTAGAAGGTGTAGAAGGCGCTACAGAAGAAGCATTACAAGCTGTCCAAACAGTGTATAATGAATCTGCTGATGAAACATTCGGAAGTTTACTACCTAAATTTAACGAGTGGGGTTCTACATACGCCGAAGCCTTAGGCACTGGTATTGCAAAGAATACTAGTAAGGTAGAAGCTGTAGTAAAGACTTTAGTTGAAGACTGCGTCGATGCTATGCGCGATAAAGAAAAAGAATGGAAACGTGCTGGCAAATACCTAGTTAATGGTTTTATTGAGGGAATAGAAGATAATATTGATAGAGCTGCTAGAGCTGCTGCTAAGATGGCAAAAGAAGCTTTAGAAGCTGCTGAAGCAGAACTTGATATTAATTCGCCTTCAAGAGAATTCGCTAGATTGGGTAGATATGTAGATGAAGGATTTGCGCAAGGTATTCTTAAGTTCGCGTCCGTAGCCAAAGGCGCTACTAGCCAATTAGGCGAAGAAACCATACAAGGTTTCACAGATATCATCAAACATATTTCTGAGCTTGCTACAGACGATATGGATATGACGCCTGTGATTAGACCTGTTATAGATTTGACGGACGTTGAGAATAGTGAGAAGAAGCTTAATAGTATATTTGACACGAATAGAGCTTTCAATGCTACTGCTTCTATAAACAGTGCATCGAGAATATCTTCTAGAATGAATAACAATCAACCAGATAGCACTCAAATAAATAATCAACCTACACAAGGAGCATCATTCTCATTTGTGCAAAATAACTATTCTCCTACTGCTTTATCTAGACTTGATATTTACAGACAAACTAAGAATCAGTTCTCTACATTGAAAGGATTGGTGAGCGGAACATGATTAAAGCTTTAACAGTAACAAATTATTTAGGGCAGTCTAAGAGATTTGAGTTGGCTTACCCGGAGAAATCTGGGTTTGCCATCACAAACATCGAAGGTCTTGGTCCTAGTAAATCAAATATAATTACAACAGAAGTATCCACAAATGATGGTTCGCTATACAATTCTGCTAAAACTGGTTCTAGAAATATAGTAATTTCACTCGATTTTAGATTTGCAAAAGATATTGAACAGGCTCGTTTAGAGACTTATAAATATTTTCCAAATAAGAAACGTTGCAAATTAGTTATCGAGACAGATAGTAGAACATGCGAAACTTATGGATATGTTGAAGATAATCTACCTGATATATTTGCTAAAGAAGAAACTGCAAAAATATCTATAATTTGTCCAGATCCGTATTTATATTCTGTTGAGAAAACAATAACATTATTCTCTGGTGTAGAATCGGTATTTGAGTTTCCTTTTGAGAATGCTTCTCTTACAGATAACTTGTTAGAGATGGGCGTTATTAAAAGAGACACTATGCAAACTGTATTCTATAAAGGCGATATTGAGGTTGGCATTGTTATAACCATCCACGCTGTTGGAGAGGCTAAACATATAACAATCTATAATACAGGTACTAGAGAGTCTATGAAGATAAATACTGATAAAATTGAGTCTTTAACAGGCTCAGGAATAGTTGCCGGAGACACCATTACAATTAGTACAGTCAAAGGTGATAAATATATTAGTCTTCTTAGAGATGGTAAGACATACAACATATTAAATTGCCTAGATCGTTATACAAATTGGTTCCAAGTATTTAAAGGTGATAACATATTTGCATATGTTGCCGAGGATGGGGCCATGAATCTACAATTTAGTATTGAAAACCAGACTCTTTACGAGGGGGTGTAGTATTTGTTAGAAGCAACTATATTAAATACAAATTTCGAAGCGATCGCTATATTAGATACTTTCACGTCATTTATATGGACTGATAGATACGACAAATGTGGCGACTTCGAAATATACACTCAAGTAACAGATAAAGTAATGGCTACTCTAAAAGAGGACTATTATATTTGCGTAAAAGGTACTGATCATGTTATGATTATTGAAGATACCGAGATTAGTACTGATAAGGAAAATGGAAATAATATTTCTATCACAGGAAGATCTCTCGAATCTATGTTAGATAGACGAGTTATTTGGGGGCAGTATATTTTAGAAGGAAACTTGCAGGATGCTATAAAAGTCCTTCTAGAAGATAGTATTATATCTCCAGAGATACCAGAACGTAAGATTCCTAACTTTATATTTGAGATGACAGATGACCCGAATATTACAGAATTAGAAATAGAAGCCCAATATATGGGTGATAATCTATATGATGTAATTAGCACAATTTGTGAATCATATTCTATAGGGTTTAAGATAACTTTAAACCAATCTAACCAATTTGTGTTTAAGCTATATTCTGGGGCAGATAGATCTTACGATCAAACAGAGAATCCATATGTAGTATTTTCTCCTGGATTTGAAAATATAATTAATAGTAGCTATATTCAATCAAAGAAAACTCTCAAAACAGTATCATTAGTTATGGGAGAAGGAGAAGGTGCTAGTCGTAAGAATGTCGCTGTGGAATTAGAATCTGGCGGAGGATCTGGATTGGATAGAAGAGAGATATATACAGATGCTAGAGATATTTCTTCTGACACAGGAGACGACACAACTTTGACGGACGAAGAATATTATTCTCAACTAGCACAAAGAGGTGTTGAAGATTTATCTTTTAACACTTATACACAGTCTTTTGAAGGGCAAGTTGAAACAACAAAAATGTTCGTATACGGTACGGATTTCTTTATGGGAGATATTGTACAGATAGCAAATGAGTATGGACAAGAAAGTACCGCTCGTGTTATCGAAATAGTTACTTCCCAAGACACTACAGGTTATAGTGTATATCCTACCTTTAGTGCGGTATATTAAAAGGAGGTTTATATATGAGTGTAACTTTTGGATTTTATAATTCCTTAAACGGCGATCGTAAATACAATGCTACTCAGATATCTTCTATATTTGATGGGATTATTAACGATGGTATATACATGTCAATAGGAACGTGTATGATGGTTAAATCTAGTTCCGATCTAACTGTAGCTATTGGAGAAGGACGAGCATGGTTTAATCACACATGGACTTTGAATGACGCGGAATTATTATTAAATTTAGACCCAGCTGATGTTCTACTTGATAGAATAGATGCTGTAGTTTTAGAGGTTAATGCTACTGAAGCAAACAGAGAAAACTCTATAAAGATAGTTAAAGGTACAGCTGCTACTGAACCAGTAAGACCTACTCTAACAAATACTAGAGATATTCATCAATATCCATTAGCTTATATTTCAGTGCCTAAGAACGCTATAGCAATTACACAAGCAAATATAACTAATATGGTTGGCACATCATCCACTCCTTATGTTACAGGTATATTGAAAGTTATGGAGATAGACGATATTGTAGCACAATGGGAGACTCAATGGGAAGAATGGTTAGCTGACCAAGAAGCAGGTATAACTAACTGGAACAATACGCAAAGAGCTGCTTGGCAAAGATGGATTGAAACTCAAGAAAACGATTTTACAAATTGGTTAACCGAATATCAAGGTGAGTTAGAAGCCATAAAGACTGAATTTGACGCATTCAAAACCGCTAATCAAAACGATTTTACTACATGGTTTGAAACCATCAAAAATCAGTTATCTGAAGATGCAGCTGGTAATTTACAAAATCAAATTAACGATATTATAAGGCGTGAGTTTAATAGATATTATGGTATCGTAGCGAAAGAGACAATTATAAATAAAGACGCTAGTGGTGTAACAACTTCTATTGTAGAAAACAATGATGAGATTTCTGCTACCACTACATTTTCTGAAGAAGGAAACACAAAGACTATTACGACTCTTGTGGCTCCTTTGGAAGGTGAATTTAACTATATAAAAACAACAGTTATTGTCACAACAGATTCGGGTAAGAATATAACAGAATCTTTTGAACAGTCTGTTAAGTAAGGAGGTATAAAATATGGGATATGCTGAAGCGCAATATACCGTAGACGAAGTTCTTGGTACACTGAAAAAAGATCCTATTGCTGGTTTGGTACCTAATGATTTGAAAAATCTATCAATAATAGCAGGCGAAGGTATAGTTCAAATAACTTTTACACCGTCTGATACAATAATTGATGGAAGACTAGTTTGCACAATGGCTGGCGTTATTATAAGACGTAAAATAGGAAGTGCTCCTACGGACGAATTTGATGGGGATTTAGTTGCTGATATAAATGGCGATGCCTTATATTCTTATGAAACAACTCCTTATACAGATTCTGGACTAGCTAATGAGCAGACATATTATTACAGATTATTTACTTATAACCACTTTAATGTTATAAACAGATCTGAAAAAATGATAAAGGCAGTTACAGTTGGAAAGAAAAATATATGGGGCTTCCATCAAGACTTTACAAACCTAGATCCTGATAGCTCTATAACATATATAGAAGAAGCTACTGGCTACACACCAATGCATACTAATAAAGATACTGGAACAGTAACTGAAGGCTCTTGGGCTAGTTGGAGTTGGTTACAGCAAAATCTTCCTTATATGGTTAACAAAGATGGAACAGTAGGGTATCAATTAGATCCTAATGACTATACTAAGAAATTAGATGGTACTGCTTCTGATGTTAATAATAGATATTATGAAGGAGGAGCATTTGCTTGGCTTCCTAAATTATATATGAAAGAAGTTTATGCTGCTGATGGGAATAGTAGAGATGTATATTTTGCTTTGGGCAACGATAGTGTTGACACTGCGGATTTCCATTTAGCGCCAGGATTTGTAAATAAATTAGGACAGGAAGTAGAAGGTGTTTGGTTACCTATGTTTTATGTGGCAACACAAGCGCAATCTTGCGTTGGGTTTGTTCCAGTAGCTGGCAAAACACTTACTGCGCAGTTAAACACACTAAACACATTTTCTACTAATGCAGCTGCATTAGGCGGACCTATAATGAATACTCTAAGGGATATATTCTATCTCTTATACAGATCTACTAATATACAAGAAAAAGGCGGATATGGTAATTCTAAAAATAGCTCTGTAGTAGGTAATACAGTTGTTGGTGGAGGGCGCTTTTATGGTACTTCTGATGGAAAATCTCTAAACAAAGCGTTGCATTCGACAGTATTATTTGGATATAATTTATTACTAGGCGACCCTTATACATATAAAGGTACAGATGGCTATTTATATTTTAATACACATTATACATATCAAGGAACTAATACAAAGACTGCCGTAGTGTATAATGATGGCACGCCTGTATATCCTTCTAAATTGATATATTGTGATGATGCGATTGGATCTGTGCCAGTAGAGGGAACAACCGGAAGCTCGTCGACGGGTCTTTGCGATGCCATTTATGCAGCTTCATCAAACACCGCTATTAGTTTTCCTGGACGTTTGGGATACTATTATGGAGCGGAACAATCTGGTCCTGCATATTCTGAATTCACCCTTTCAGCAAATGTATTTCAGGATTTTCTTGGACACGCTACGGTTATATTACCAGTTGCCGGTTATTCGCCAGCAGCTTAGATATAAAGGAGGTATAAAATATGGGATATTCTGAAGCTCAATATGCCGTAAATGAAATTATTTCTGGGCTTAGAAAGAACTCCACATCTGGAGTAGAGCCAGATAACATGACAGATATTGCTCTGTCTGTGAATTCTGCAGGAAAAATATTAATTACTTTTGAAGTTGCTGACACAGTTGTATTTGGCCAGACAATTTGTAGAGTAAAGGGCGTTATTATAAGACGTAAAATAGGAAGTGC